TGGTACGCGGAGGCACTTTTGATTTCTAGCGCCAGAAAACTCATAAGGGGGAACACCTAGCAAAGCCCAAGAAACGGATGTAGGATAAAGGTCGGAGGTTTTGGGATGGCTACGCAAAAAGAAGTCTACACGCATTTGGGTATAACCAAAAGCACACTGCTTAATTTATTGGAGAAGGGCGTTATTCCACACGCCCCTGCTGGCAAGTATGACGTTGAGGCTTGCCGCTTGGCTTACATCTCAAACTTGCGTGAAGTTGCGGCTGGCCGTGCCGCTGGTGGTTCACTTGATCTTGCAGAAGAGCGGGCGCGTCTGGCCAAAGAGCAGGCTGACTCCAAAGAGATGGAGAACGACATTCTGCGTGGCGACTTGGTTTATATTGCTGACGTTGCCGACGCAGTTGAGAAGCAGTTTGCCAAGGTGCGCAGCAAGATGCTTGCCGTGCCGACGAAGGCTGCTCCTGAAGCTGTCGCTTGTGCAACCACGAAAGAAGTACAAGTTCTATTAGAGAAACATATTACTGAGGCACTGAATGATCTGGTCGGACTCAATCCGGAAGACGCAGAAGACGGCCCTACAGGCTAAACTTCAGCAAGCCGCTGTAAAAGCGTTAAAGCCGCCACCCAAGCTGACTGTCAGCGGGTGGGCTGACCGTTATCGCCAGCTATCAAGTGAGAGTAGCTCTGAGGCGGGCAGGTGGTCCACTAGCCGTGCTGAGTATCAGCGTGGAATGATGGATGCTGTCTCTGACTCAGACATTGAGAATGTTGTTTTGATGACAGGCGCTCAGATCGGCAAGACTGAGCTTATCAACAATGTGGTCGGCTTCCATATTCACCAAGACCCTGCGCCAATGTTGGTTGTGCAGCCTACACTTGAGATGGCTCAAACTTGGTCAAAGGACCGCTTGTCGCCCGCTATTCGTGACACACCTGCGCTGTCAGATAAGATCAAGAACCCCAGATCGAGGGACAGCGGCAACACAACCTTGCACAAGGTCTTTGCGGGTGGCCATGTTACGGCCTGTGGTGCAAACAGCCCATCCTCTCTGGCATCTCGCCCATGTCGGGTAATTCTCTGCGATGAGGTTGACCGTTACCCTCTCTCTGCTGGCACTGAAGGTGATCCAGTTGGGCTTGCCAAGCGTAGATCGGCTACATTCTGGAACCGCAAGATTATCTTGGTGAGTACGCCAACGGAAAAGGGCGCAAGCCGGATCGAGCAGGCTTACGAGGAGAGTGACAAGCGCAAATACTATGTGCCATGCCCTGATTGTGGTGAGCATCAGGTATTGGCGTGGTCTCAGGTGCGCTGGGAAACCGATAACCCGTCAACTGCTGAATATGTGTGCGAGCATTGCGGCGCTTGTTGGACTGATGCGAAGCGATTTCGGGCTATTCGGTATGGAGAGTGGCGCTCGACTGCATCTGGTGACGGCAAGACGGCTGGATTTCACCTTAGCGGCTTGTATTCGCCTTGGACGCCACTTGAGGACGCTGCTCGCGACTTTTTGGCGTCAAAGAGGGACCCGATGCGGCTGAAAACGTGGGTAAACACGTTTCTCGGCGAGACTTGGGAGGATCAGGGCGAGCAAATTGATGAATATGACCTGATTGAGCGACGTGAGGACTTCGGTGAGGCTCTGCCGGAAGAGGTTTTGCTTCTGACGGCTGGTGTTGACGTTCAGGATGACCGTTTGGAGTATGAGATCGTCGGCTGGGGGCGTGGCGAGGAAAGCTGGTCCATCGACTATCAGGTTTTGTATGGTGATCCGTCCACAGTAGAGCTTTGGACGAGGCTGGATGAGGCTTTGCAGTTTACTTATGACCACCCTGTGCTGGGTGAGATGGTGATCAGATCGTCATGCGTTGACTCTGGTGGTCACTATACGCAGCAGGTTTACAACTATGCGAGACAGCGATCTGGGCGGCGGGTATTCGCGATCAAGGGCGTTGGCGGTGAGGGGCGGCCTGTTGTGGGCAGGCCAAGCAAGAATAACATCGGCAAGATAAACCTTTTCCCTGTAGGTACGGACACAGCGAAGGAATTAGTGTATTCTAGGCTCAAGATGCAGACTGCTGGGGAGGGGTACTGCCATTTTCCACTGGGGCGAAGCGAGGAATACTTCCGTATGCTGACCGCTGAGAAGAAGGTGACCAAGTATTTCAAGGGTCGCCCACGTCGTGAGTGGGTCAAGGTTCGGACGCGGAACGAGGCGCTTGATTGCCGCGTATATGCAACCGCTGCACTGGCTATTCTAAACCTTAACTTAGAGGCCGTTTACAAAAGGGCTCAAAATAGGGTATCATCGCCTGAAAAGGCGGCCCCCGTACGGAGGCCGTCCATGCCGCGCAGAAACTCCTTTGTACACGGGTATAAATAATGGCGAATCTTTTTGATGCTAGCAATGCCCCTGAAGGAGAACCTTTAGAGGTGGTTGTTGGCGACTTCCTGCAATGGAAGCGTTCTGATCTTGTGGCTGACTATCCGGCCACAGATTACTCTGCTGAGTATGTCGCTCGCATTACGGGTGGCGGGGCAAGTGAAATCAAGATGGCTGGTGTCGGTTCAGCAGACCATTACCTCTTTACTGTTGATAGCGACACTTCCGCTGACTTCAGCGCTGGATACTACCATTGGCAGCTTGAGATCACCCAAACGTCATCTGGTAATCGCCTTGTTGTGGATCAGGGTGACTTCATGGCGACGCCTGATTTGGATGACAATCAGGCCGACCCTCGCATCCATGCCGAGAAGATGATTGCCAAGATCGAGACAATCCTTGAAGGCAAAGCCGACAGCGATGTCTCAAACTACTCAATTGCGGGTCGCTCCTTGACGAAGATGTCGTTTGAGGAGTTGCTTGATGCGAGGGACAAGTATCGCCGTGAGCTGGTATCCCATGAGCGTAAAGAGCTTGTTAAGCGCGGCAAATCTAATGGCGCGACCATAAAAGTGAGATTCTGATGGGCATTTTTGACGTATTTAGCCGCAATAAGCCTGTTCAGAAGCGGAATTACGCCGCTGCGAACAAGGGGCGGCTATTTGCAGACTTCGTGGGTAGTAACCGTAGCGCTGACAGCGAGATACGCTGGGCGCTAAACGAGCTGCGCAACCGTTCACGCGACCTAGAGCGGAACAACGAGTATTTCCGTCGTTACTTGCAGCTTTTGCGCACGAATGTTGTTGGTGAGGCTGGATTTCGCTTGCAGGTAAAAGGGCTGAACCCAGATGGGTCTCCTGATGCTGTCGGCAATCAGATTATTGAGGATGCTTGGGCTGAGTTCTCCCGCTTGGGTGGACCTACTGTCAGCGGCAAGATGAGCTTACATGATCTGTCGAACCACGTCATTTCCAGCATGGCCCGCGATGGCGAGGTGTTCCTGCGCATCGTTCGTGATGGCGCTTTGCGTCATGGCATTGGCGTCCAAATCATTGAGCCTGATCGTGTTGATGAGGAGATGAACGAGCGTTACCGCAACGGTAATGACGTCCGCATGGGTGTTGAGTTGGATCAATTCCGTCGCCCTGTGGCTTACCATATTCTGCTTAATCATCCCGGCGACTATGACTACACCACCTTAGCTAAGGGGACAAAACGTGTCCGCATACCTGCCGCTGAGATCATGCATATTTACCGTCAGGAGCGTGCAGATCAGACACGCGGTGTGCCTTGGTCATCTGCTGCGATTGCGGCTCTGAAGATGTTGCATGGCTACCGCGAGGCCGAGTTGGTTGCGGCTCGTACTGGTGCGGCCAAGATGGGCTTCTTCACGTCCCCAACTGGTGATGGATTTAGTGCAGACGGGTATGAAGACACACATACGCCAATCTATGATGCCGAAGCGGGAACTTTCCATCAGTTGCCTGCTGGCGTTGACTTCAAGCCCTTTGATCCAACGCACCCAACATCTGCATTTGCTGACTTCGAGAAGTCGATCTTGCGCGGGATTGCGGGCGGTCTTGGAGTTAGCTACACCTCACTGGCGAATGACCTAGAGGGTACTAGCTACTCTTCTATCCGTCAGGGTGCGCTTGAGGAGCGTGATTTCTATCGCACTTTGCAGCGCTTTATGGTCGATCACTTCTTGGACCCGCTTTATCGGACATGGCTTGCCCACGTTACTGAATTTGCGCTGATCCCAATCTTCGGCTCAGGTAAGTATGAAAAGTTCAGCCGTAATTTCACATTCCGTCCTCGCGGCTTCCAGTGGGTTGACCCGCTGAAGGAGATCAATGCGGCTGTTGTTGGGTTGCAGAACGGCATTCTGAGCCACAGCGATATTGCGGCTAATTACGGTCGTGATGCCAACGAGACATTCGCGCAAATTCAGCGTGACGGTGAGGACGCAGCCCGCTTCGGTCTGTCGATGGCGTATCAGCCATTTGGCGACAAGCAGCCTGTTCCAGCGGAGACTGATGATGGCGACGTATAAGCCGACCAAGGGAATGAAGGAAGCCGCCAGCCGTGCGCTGGAGTGGCGTCGTGAGTACGGTCGTGGCGGCACTGATGTTGGCGTTGCTCGCGCCCGCGACATCTCGAACGGCAAGAACTTGTCTGACGATACCGTGAAGCGGATGTATTCGTTTTTCAGTCGTCACGAGAACAACAAATCTAAGCACTATTCGGCAAAGGAGTCGGACGGTGGCCCTACTGCGTGGAGAATTGCGTGGGACTTGTGGGGCGGGAATGCCGGTTTCTCTTGGAGCCGTCAAATCGCAGATCGGCTTGATGAAGAGCGATCTTTGCAGGAAGGGGTTGAATCTGCTATGGTTGATGCTGAAAGTGAGGTCGTGGATATGACTGAAGAAGTTAGAGCGGAGCCTGATGGTCTCGGCGTGGGTGACTACGTTGAGTGGAATAGCTCTGGTGGTGAGGCTTATGGCCAAATCGAGCGCATCGAGCGGGACGGCGAAATCAATGTTCCTGATGCTGACGTTGCGGTCAATGGTGACGCTGTCGATCCGGCTGCGCTGATTGAAGTGTATCGTGAAGGTGAAGAAGGCTATGAGGCGTCTGGCGTCATGGTCGCTCATCGCTTCAGCACGCTGACCAAGGTTCAGGAGCGCGGATATACAGAAGAGAAAGAACGCTTTAGCCGTGATGACATGAAGACCCGCTCAATGGATGCGGAAGCTGATGTCATTGACGCTGATCGTCGCTCTGTTCGCATTGCCATTTCGAGCGAGGTTCCAGTTGGCCGCAGCTTTGGCGATGAAATCTTGGATCATGCTGAGGGATCAATTGATCTTGAGTTTGCACGGTCCGGCAGGATGCCACTCCTGCTTGACCATGACCCACGCCAGCAAATTGGCGTTGTGGAAGAGGTAAGCCTTGATAGTACGAGCCGCGTGTTGCGGGGGACAGTCCGTTTTGGAAAGAACGGTCTTGCTAGAGAGGTTTTCGACGATGTGACGGACGGTATTCGTTCTAACATCTCTGTTGGCTATGCAGTCAACAAAATGGACCGTGAGGGCAAGGATAGCTACCGTGTATCCTCTTGGTCTCCAATGGAAGTTTCTGTCGTTTCCATTCCCGCTGACAGGACAGTCGGCGTGGGGCGGAGTGCAGAAGACGACCTTCAGACCCGTAAACCTGCAACACCTCAAAAGGAGGATGCTACCATGACTGAGAATACTCAGATCGACATGGAAGCGGTGAAGGCCGAAGCTGCCCGTTCCGCTGCCAAAGAAACTGCCGAGATGTACCGTCTCGCAGCTAACCACAACAAACGCGACCTTGCCGACAAAGCAATCGCTGAGGGCAAATCTTTGTCTGAGTTCCGTGGCGAACTGCTCGACGTAATCGGCACAAAACCACTTGATGACACAGAGATCGGTCTTACACAGAAAGAAGTTCGTAACTTCTCTTTGATGAAAGCTATCCGTGCGATGGCAAATCCGTCTGACCGCAAGGCTCAAGAAGCTGCCTCTTTCGAGTTCGAAGCTGCTGCTGAAGCTGCCAAGCGTGACGGTGTTGACCCACAAGGTCTCTATGTCCCTGCTGACGTTCGCCGCTCTTGGGGCATGTCTCAGCGTGACCTGAACACCACAAATGACGCAGCAGTAATTGCTGAAGACTTCCGTGGCGGTGACTTCATCGACGTGCTTCGCAACGCTTCATCTGTCATGCAAGCTGGCGCAACAATGTTGTCAGGTCTGCAAGGCGACGTGAAAATCCCACGCAAAACAGCCGCTTCTGCTGCTGGTTGGATTTCCACTGAAGGTGGCGCTGCTTCTGAGAGCGAGCCAACTTTGGGCCAAGTCACAATGTCACCAAAAACACTTGGTGCCTTCACTGACGTGACACGCTTGATGATGATGCAGTCCAGCTTGGACATCGAAGCTCTGATCCGTAACGATCTGTCAACTGCAATCGCACAAGCGATTGACCTTGGCGCTCTTGCTGGTTCAGGTGCATCAGGTCAGCCAACAGGTGTTGCAAACACATCTGGCATCAACGCGCCGACATCATTTGCTGCTGCGAACCCAACTTTCGCAGAAGTAGTTGCAATGGAAACTGCTGTAGCAGAAGACAACGCACTGATGGGCAACTTGGCTTACATCCTGCCAGCAGGCATGTATGGCGCTCTGAAAACAACTGCAAAAGACTCTGGTTCAGGCCAGTTCGTGGTTGGTCCAGACGGCACAATGAACGGCTACCGTACAATCGTGTCGAACCAAGTAACCGCAGGCGACCTGTTCTTCGGTAACTTCAGCGACCTGTTGATCGGTATGTATGGTGGTCTTGACCTGACCGTTGATCCATACACAAACAGCACAAGCGGCACCGTTCGTATCGTTGCTCTGCAAACAGTAGACGTGGCTGTCCGCCACGCTGTATCGTTCGCATACAACAACGACGGCGCATAATGGCGCTTACATGGGAGGGCTTAACGGCCCTCCCTACCTCACAAAAGGATAACCCAATGCCCCACTTAATCACCAAGGCTTGCATGGCTGGCGGGAAGCGCCGCGCCGCTGGAGACATTGTTGAGTTGAGTGAAGCTGAGGGGCGTAGCTTGATCCTGATGGGCCGTGCTGACAAAGCCCCTGTCGTCGAGAAGCCAAAGATTTCTGACCGCTCTATCGCGCTTGATAAGAGTGATGCTCCCGCACCTAAGAAGCGTGCGAGGAAGGCGAAAAATGCTAGTTAAGCTCACCAAGAAAGCCCAATGGGGCGGCGACGTTCATCGCACTGGAAGCGTGCATGATGTTGATGATCGTATAGCTGAGAAGCTGATTGACCGTGGCTTGGCTACTGCCAAGATCGAAGAAGACAAGCCGGAGGCCGATGATGCCACTGCCGATAGCGAGTGACATTGCTGCTATCTTGAACCTTGATGAGTTTGCTTTGACGGCAACTTATCGGCGCGCTAATGCTTTGGGTGATAGCGTGATTAGTGGTATTCTGGACAACGAGACTATTCCTGTTGAAACGGGCGGTTTTGTTTCCGTCCATGAGGAGCAGCCTCGCTTCACATGCCGCACTTCGGACTTGCCTTACCTCTCTGAAGATGATGAGATTATCGTCGGCAGCAGCTTGTTTAACATACGAGCTTGGGTGCATGATGGCACTGGGGTTACGGTCCTTCAGTTGGAGCGCAAATAGTGGCACATGTACGGAAGCAGATAAGGGATAAGTTTTCTCAAATCTTGTCCGCTGGCGTCCCCTTAGTTTCGTCTAGGGTCTACGGAAGCCGCGTTTACCCGCTCACTGAGGCAAAGCTGCCTGCTATCACTGTCTATACTGGCGGTGAGGCATCTGAGCTCAACACGATGGGGCTAAAGACGCTCTCACGCACGCTATCTGTGAGCGTTGACGTCTACGCCCGTGCGACTCAAACCCTTGATGATGACTTGGACGCGATTTGCGTTCAGGTTGAGAACGCGATAGCCGCTCAGTACACTCTGAATGGATTATCGAAGAATACTGTGCTATCAAGTACAGATATAGACTTTTCTGGTGATGCCGAACAACCTGTCGGTGTTGCTAGATTAACTTTCGATGTCTTGTATCACACAAGCATTGATGATGCGGAAACGGCTAGATAGGAGATCAACCATGGCTACGCACGCTGGTAGCGAAGGCACCGTAAAAGTCGGTTCCAACGCCATTGCAGAAATTCGTTCTTTCTCAATCGAGGAGACGGCTGAAACACTTGAAGATACGAGTATGGGTAACGCCGCTCGCACTTACAAACCATCCCTGACAACGTTCACAGGCTCACTCGACGTGCTGTACGATGAGACGGATACGACTGGGCAGGGCGCGCTTACGGTTGGCGCTGAAGTCACGCTTAACCTTTACCCAGAGGGCGACACCACTGGTGATGTCGAGCTTACTGGGTCTGCTATCGTTACGAGCCGCTCAATAAGCTCATCTTACGATGGTCTTGTGGAGATGAGCATTTCTGTGCAAGGTAACGGGGCATTGACAACAACCACAGTGAGTTAAGATATGACCCTAGCTAAACGTATCGCAGCCAAGCGAGCGGAACAGCAACGCGGTTTTCTTGATGTTGAAGAGTGGGGCGAGGCGGACACACCGCTTCGCCTTTACTTTGCGCAGGTATCTGCGCGTGACATTGAGAAGGTGCAGCGCAAGTATTCCAGTTTTCTGACAGAGCCAAGCATGAGTTCGATGGTGGAGATGATCATCCTGAAGGCCGAGGGCGATGACGGCGAGAGGCTGTTCACGCTTGAGGACAAGGCCACCCTTCTGGGCGAGTCTGTAGGTGTTATCGCGAAGGTGTTTGGCGCAGTCTTTAATGCCGAAAGCGCGGAAGATCACGAAAAAAACTAAGAGGCGATCCATTCAGGTTTAATCTTATTGGCTTGGCTCTTAGGTTGAAGAGAACAATCTCAGAGATTGAAGAGATAAGCCTGAACGAGTATAATGAATGGATCGCATACTTTACGCTGATTGAGGAGCGCGACAAAAATGAGTAAGATTAACATCGTTGTCGCGGCCCAAACAGGCGGTGCTATCAAGGGCTTAAATGACGTAACCGCTGCGACACGGCGTACTGGGGCGGCGGTCAAGAAGGCCCAATCTGGCATGGGCGGGTTTACCAAGCAGGTCTCCTCTAGTCAGGTAAAGCTCCGAAAATTCGCGATGGGCGGCCTTCAGCAGGCCGGTTATCAGATCGGTGACTACGCGGTTCAGGTGGCGAACGGCACGTCCAAGATGCAGGCTTTTGGCCAGCAGGCTCCGCAGCTTTTGCAGATATTCGGGCCTATTGGCGCTATCGTTGGTGCTGGTGTGGCGATTTTTGCGGCCTTTGGTGTCGCGATCCAAAAGTCTGGTCAGGAAGTCACGAATTTAAGCAGCACCCTTGGAGTTCTTCAGGCCCCACTGATGGCTGTGAAGGAATCCGTCTCATCAATCAAAGAGGCGTTCGGATCGGCCTTGCCTGCGATAGCGCAGAACATTGACACCGCTCTGATCGCGGCGGGTCTTTTCGCGGCGGTTGTCGGGGTAAAGATGGTTCGGTCAATGGTTATGGCTGCTGGCGCTGGTTCTGGGTTATTTGGCGTCATGGAGGCGTTGAGGCTCCAGCAGACTTTGGCAACTATGTCCAACGTTAAGTACACAGCATCTATGAAGCTGATGACAGTCGCGACTACTGTCTTCAAGGGGGTTCTGTCTAAACTGACGATGGTGCTCAAGACATTCTTGCCTATAGCTGTCTTGGCGAAGCTAATAGAAATGTTTCTCCAGCTTAAAGAGGGCGCGGGATCATTCGGCGCGGCTCTGGGCCTTCTGAAGGATGTGGCTGTCGAAGCCTTTGGTCGGATACGTCTAGCATTTAGCACTGTGCCGCTGGCGATTAAGGCTGGTTCGGCATCAATGGCCTCTTTCTTCCTTCAGAGGCTGGCTGACATGGCGGCTTCGTTTGTGGACTTCACCGCCGACGTCGCGGATAGCTTGAATAGCCTTTTCAATACGAACCTGACTCCACTGGGAGTCGATATGGCTTCCCAGATGAGGTATGTGGCTGATGCCGCGACTGAGACGGCTAAGGCTGCTAGCGGTGAGCTTAGTGGAATTGCAAGCGCAGTCATTGCTCCCTTGGAGTCTCTAGCTGTTCTAAGGCAGTCATTCAGAGATGGCGCATCTGATGTTACGGTGTTCGGGGCGGCGGGCGAAAAGGCTGCTGAAGGCATAGGCAACGCGATAAAGAACAAAGCCACGAAGAGAATAGATGAAATGAAGGGACTGCTTAACTCTGTCGGTCAATCCTTCGAGAACGCCATGATGAGCGCCGTTGACGGCACCAAATCTGTAAAGGACGCGTTCAAATCCATGGCGTCTGAGATTATCAAAGAGCTTTATCGCGTATTTGTGGTCAAGAGGATTACAGGATTCATTACCAATGCCATTGGCGGGTATCTCAACATGAACCAAGTATCAGGTCCGTCTATGCCGTTTGGCACGGGTAGTGTTCGACCTGTGGCCCGCTCTGTAGGCAACTACTCTGGAGGCGGCTACACTGGCAGTGGCGCTCGCGCTGGCGGAATGGACGGCAAGGGTGGATTTATGGCCATGGTCCACCCGCGTGAGACTATTGTTGACCACACTAAGGGTCAGGGAGTTGGCGGAGTGGTGGTCAACCAAACCATTAACGTCAGCACAGGTGTTCAGCAAACCGTCCGCACCGAGATTCGGACGCTCATGCCGCAAATTGCTGAGGCTGCTAAGTCTGCGGTTGCCGATGCAAGGCTGCGTGGCGGCTCTTACGGAAGGTCTTTCGCATAATGGCTATCAACTATCCTCTCACACTGCCGACGCACACGGGCATCCGCAGCATTGAGCTGCGCGGCGTCAACGCAGTCGCTTACAGTGCATCCCCGTTTACGTTCTCAGGTCAGGCACACGCCTACACAGGCCAAATGTGGGAGGCGGACATTACGCTTCCACCATTGAAGGGCCGTGATGAGGCGGAGCCTTGGAACGCCTTTCTCATGGCGCTGAATGGTCAGGCTGGCAGGTTTCTTCTGGGCGATCCTAATGGCGCTACACCGCGAGGCGCTGCATCAACTTCGCTTGGAACGCCGATCATCACAGGGCAGACAGGATCAACGATTGATGTCACTGGCGCGGCTTCTAGCCAAGCAGGTTGGCTTTTGGCCGGTGACTACATCCAGATTGGCACAGCATCCTCGGCAACGCTCCACAAGGTGCTTGTTGACGCGGACACCGACGGTTCTGGAGATGTGGCATTGGAGATATGGCCGAGCGTTAGAGGCACACGGTCAGGCAGCGTTATCGTAAGCAACACAGTTGGCAACTTTCGTCTGAGCAGCAACAGCACGGGGTGGTCCGCTGATCCGACACAGTATTCCATCACCTTCGGTGCAAGAGAGGCAATATGAGCCGCAATGTCCCATCAGATATCCTGACTGCGCTTTCGCAGCCGGAAGTTTTCCCGTTCTACGCCGTCGAGTTTGACTTTGACACAGAACCCCTCCGGTTCTGGACCGGATACGGTGATCGCACGATTGAGACAAACACATACACTGGCACGGGCAATCTAATGTCAATCGGCGGGCTTGAGGAAGCAGCAGATATGTCGGCCAAGGCGGCCACGATCACGTTGAGCGGCATCCCGCCGGAACTTGTCAGCCTCGCGCTGACCGAGCCGTATCAAAACCGCGCCTGCCGTATTCTGTTTGGCGTTGATGGGTCGTCTGCCGCTGTCGAGGTGTTCGCTGGCACGATGGACACCATGAAGATCGAGGACAGTGGCGAGACATCGACGATCAGCCTCAAGGTTGAGAGCAAGTGGGTCCGGCTCGACCGAGTGAACATGCGGCGTTACACTAGCGAAAGTCAGAAATCACGGCATTCAAACGACACGTTCTTTGATTGGGTTGCCGACCTACAGGATCGGGAAATCGTATGGGGCCGCAAAGAAGCCTAGCAGAATACATCCGAAGCGTTGATGGCCGAGCGTTCGAGTGGGGCGTGCATGATTGCCTGACGTTCACGAACGGCGCGTTTCTCGCGATGTATGGCAAGGGTTGGGCGGATGATTGGCTGGGCCGATACATGATCGACGGCAGGGTCATGCGCCGCCGCGAACTGATTGCAGAGTTTGGCTGGAATAAGGTCGAACCCGCCATAGACACAAAGCTCAAGCGGGCTGGCCGATACCCGCCGCGTGGCGCGTTGGTGACAAGCAAGCACGCGCAGCGCTGGATCACAGGCGTCGCCTTTGGAATATGCACAGGGGCCAGATGCGTTTTCCTTGGCAAGGAGGATGTGATACACATGACACTAGACCTAATTGACAATTCGTGGGTGCCAGAATGAACAACCAGCCGTTTAATGTTTTGCGACACGTTCGTCAGTGGGAACGTGCGCCGCGAATGCCGGAAATGATCGCGACATATCTTATCAAGACTGCGCACATGACTGCGTTCACGGCAAACGTCGTGGCTTATGTTGCTTACACAGCCGTTACAACCGTCGTGCTGAAAGCGCTGTCCCCGACGCCGGACTTTGGGGCCAGCACCCGTGGGCTGTTGGTCAACGCAAACGATCCAGCCGCGCCGCACGACTACGTTTATGGCGAGGTTCGCAAGGGCGGCATCCGCACCTACGTCGAAAGCACTGGCGCTAAGAATAAGTTCCTGCACATGATTATCGCCGTCGCGGGGCATGAGATCGAAGAATACAGCGCGTTGTATGTCAATGACGAGGAAGTGACCCTCGACGGCAATGGTTTTGTAACCGATGCCAAGTGGAATGGCAAAATACGGATCAACAAGCACAAAGGCGACCAGACCTCTGCGGATGCCGACTTGCTTGCGGAAAGCACCGAGATCACGTCAGATTTTGTTGGCAACGGCATCGCCTACCTTTACGTGCGGCTGGAATACGATCAGGATGTTTTCTCGAATGGCATCCCGCTGTTCACGGCGCGAGTCAAAGGGCGCAAGGTCGTGGACCCGCGTGTTGACACGTCTACACGGTCATATAGCGCCAACGCCGCGCTTTGCGTCAGAGACTACCTGACGTCGGACATCGGCCTGAATGACGCCGCTGTGTATGACACTTCGTTCGCTGCGTCTGCGAACGTGTCAGACGAAGACGTCACGCTGGCTGCTGGCGGCACGCAGAAGCGATATGAGGTCAACGGCGTTGTAAGCGCGGGTCTTTCGCCGCGTCAGGTGATGGACCGCATGATGACGACATGCGACGGCACCTTGTTTTGGGGGCAGGGCAACTGGCAACTGAAGGTCGCATATTACAGTGCGCCAGTTAAGACGTTTACGCTGGATGACTTGCGCGGGCCGATAGGCATCGACACACGTGTGAGTGCGCGTGACAATTTCAACCGTGTGATCGGCACGTTCGCCGATGCCGACGCTGACTATATCACGTCAGACTACCCGCCATTAGAAAGTTCGACATTTCTTGCAGAGGATGACGGTGTCGAAAACACGTTAAACCTTGAGTTGCCGCTGACGACTAATTTTGCAGCGGCACAGAGATTGGCGAAACTGACGCTGTTCCGTGCGAGGGAGCAGATCACTGTGTCGGCATCGTTCGGCATGGAAGCCTTCGGCGTGCAGGTGGGTGACATTATTGCATTCACAAGTGATCGACATGGCTGGTCAGCGAAAGAGTTTGAAGTCGTTGGCTGGAAGTTCGAGACCAATCAGGACGCTGGCGACATGCAGATCGGGCTAACGCTGCGCGAAACATCTGCGGCTGCGTTCTCTTGGAGCGGTGAAGAAACCGACATCATTTACAACAATGCGAACCTGCCTTCTGCAAGCGACGTTCCATTGCCGACGCTTGAGGCTGCCGTCATATCAACAGTTGTAAATGAAGACGGGACGGCGGTTCCTCAAATTTTGTTTAGATGGTCCGTCTCAGAAATTACGCGGGTTGCGTACTTTGACTTTCAATGGAAGCTGTCTTCTCAAGGAGTGTATCAGACTGCGCAAGTCAGCGGGACAGAATGGACGATTTCCCCTGCCATTAGCAATTCCGCTTACGATTACAGAGTAAGGGCGGTGAACCAAGCTGGATACCGATCTGCGTTTGCTTCAAGCGCTGGCCCAGCTTCTACGGGCAATGACTTAACTGTACCCAATCCACCCACGTCCCTAGTTGCTGAGGGTGGTTATTCTACGGCAAAACTGACTTGGACTGCACCAACGACAAACACTGATGCGTCTACAATTAAAGATTTGTTTCAGTATCAAATTTTCCGTGGTACAACAACTGACCCAACAACTTTTGTTGGCCGTGTGTCGGGAGAATCCTTTACAGACGGTGGCTTGGATGATGACACAACATACTACTACCGTGTGAAAGCTCAAGACTTTACGGGGAACCTAAGCTCCTACTCCACAAACGGGTCTGTTACTACAGATGTAGCTCCGGCGGGTGCAAGGGGGGCTGGTCGCTGGAGCATTGGTGTAACTTCCTTACCTACAACTAGCTCTGGAGCTAACACTGACTTCGTTGCTGCCATTGGGCAGCCAGTAGATCGAGATCAAGCGTGGTTCTACACTGGTACTGCGGCAAGCCCTACGTCTCAGGGTGTCTGGTTGTACGACGCAGGAACACCAGTCTGGATTGAACAGGATGAAGTCATTGATGGTAACCTTCTTGTTACTGAGACTGTAACTGCCAATGCTATTGATGCTGACGCAATCACAGGCAAGAACGTCACTGTCGGTACTCTTACAGCAACCACCGTTCCCACGGGTAGCGAGGAAGGCGCCCGCATCCAGTCTGACGGCACTATGTTCGTTGGCGACAAGAGCGAATATTTGCGCTGGGATGGCTCTGTGCTGTCGATCAACGGTGAAATTCAAAACCTTGGTGACTTCAACAAGACCCCCTATAGTGGTGGTTGGTCAGCTTTTACTTCCAGTCTTGATCTAGGTGACAGGATGGACTTGCTTGGCGGTGCTGGCCTCTACGCTATTTTTATGGCGGGCGCTGGAGGCAGTGGTTCAGCTAGTGGTAGGACAAACTCCATCGCAACCTACGCTTGTGGAGGATCGTCTGGCGCTGGTGCTTTCTTCGTGTTCAATTATGACGGCTCTGACGATGTGCAATTTGTCTCTGGTAGTGGTGGCGCTGGGGTCACTGGTGGTGGCAGTAGTAGCGCCGACAATGGCGTAGACGGCAACAGCGGGGGTAACTCCTTGTTCCAAGTCGGAGGGTCCACAAAGGTAACCTGCTCTGGAGGTGCAGGTGGGGATGCAAGCAACAGCACAGCGACATCTGGACCCTCGGCACCATCAACCCCCTCGGACTCAAGAATTACAGAGTTTGTAGGTTATGCTGGCGGTGCTGGTGGCTCGGCGGTTGCGACAGGAGCATCTGGTGGTGGAGGTCTTGGCCTCTTCTATACCAGCACCACTAGGGGTGGCAATTCATCCGCTAACAATGGAACCGCTGGTGGGGGTCCGTTTGGTCAAGGCGGTGATACTAGCACTTCATCTCGTTCTACTGGGCCTGCATACCCAGAAGACAGCGATGGATTTGTCATTTTCAGCACCCCCGTCAAAGTGGTTTCTTCTCCAGCAGGTTACTTTTCTGGGGGAAGCGGTTCATTGGATGTTACCGACAGAACAACTGGCACGGACTCCACTGGCTTCTTAGGTGGTCGTGGGTCTTGGAACAGCATCAACACTGCTACTGCGGGCAATGGTGGCTTCCTCGCTGGCGGCGGTGGTGCAGTGACTACTGACGACTATGTTGCAACCGCTGGAAACGGCGGTCCTGCTGGGGGTGGCGGCGGTGCAAATAAGTCTGACAACACCGCAGGTGATTTCCCCGTGTCTGGCGATGGTGGGTCAGGTGTGATCCTCATCAAAAAGCTATAAGGAGCGTTGAACATGAAAAACTACTACAAAATGCTGAACGCTGACGGGGTAGAACTTGGTCGCTGGGTTGGTATCGCAGAGGATAACCAACACAGGATCGGGGAAGTTATCAACGAGACGCCAATAACGCAGGTCGTTGATGATACCCCCACACCAGACCTAGAAACACCTGTGCGACAGGAACGTAACGCCCTACTCGCTGCATCGGATTGGACACAAGTTGCAGATGCGCCAGTCGATCAGGCTGCGTGGGCGACCTACCGCCAGCAACTGCGCGACTTGCCGGCCAACACAGTCGACTTCGCAGACCCAGTTTGGCCGTCACGGCCTTCCTGATTTACTACTATAAGCCTTTGTGCTAGATTGCGGGGGCATATTATAACACAACCTTCGGAGGCCGATCATGGCAACTTTCAATAAGGTGAACGACTTTGTGCAGAACGCCGTTCACAATATGGACTTGGAGAGCGACCAGATCGTTGTAGCCTTGTCCAACACCGCACCATCCTCAGAGTCAAACAACCCCGCCACAGACGGAAATGGTGTCTTGGCTAACGTGACCCAGATTGCGTACACGAACTTGTCATCACGCAACGTGTCAACTTCGTCGTCTTCTCAGACGGGTGGCACATACAAGCTGGTTCTTGCTGACATCACGTTGACATCTTCTGGTGGTTCAACTGGCCCATTCCGCTATGTCTACATCTACAACGACACAGTGGCTACACCTGCTGACGCTTTGATTGGCTATTACGACTACGGCTCATCATTGACTTTGAACGATGGCGACAG